TGTGGTATCTAACGTATATTGAGTAGTGTCTAGTGTAATTACAGCCATTATTTTTTCTTAGCTTTTGCTTTTTTAGGATACTTAGCTTTAACTGCCAAACATTCATCAATGTACTTCTGAACCTGAAGGTCATCAGCTTTAGCAATGCCATCTAAATAATCAGCTACAGGTGGATATTCTCTTGCCCGTAGTTCTTGATAAGTAGGTGGTATAGGTTTATCAGCAGGTTTAGGCTTATTGCCTTTTTTAAGCCATTCAAGGTATTCTGCATAGTCAGAATTAGCAGGGTCATTTGGGATATGAGCTACATCTGCTAGTCTAATAATTGTTTCTGTGTCTGTTAATTTATACATAATTTATAGCTCCGCTGATGCTTGTATAACATTATTAGTGATAAATAAAGGAACTCCAATAGTACCTGTATTAGCACTACCACCATATACACGACAGCCACGCACATCAATACTATCAAAGGCAGTAGGAGTAATATTTGTTGTGCCAACTCCAAACGCATCAATACCAAAAGTACTGCCAGTACTTAAATTAACTGTTGGATTTGCCCTCATCTGTACAGGAAATGCTAGGGTGAATACTGCGCTATTAGCTGTGCCAATAGTTCCAAAGGTAGTCTTAAATTTATTTGAATAATACCGCTGACACAAAGCTAACTCAGTTCCATAACTTCTATGTTCAAATGGTGTGGCTACTGTTCCTAGTTCTATTTGTATCCCTGTTATTTCGTAACCATCTGTATTAACGTGTGCGCCTAACACAAACTCTAGAGAAAATGATTTAGAATCTGATGGGATTGTACGAGTTGCTGTGTATCTAGTCGCTGTCGTACTGATTGTTTTGCTAGTATCTGTATTTGCGGCACTAAATAGACAAGCAGCATCTTCACCTGTAGCAGACCTCGTTCTAACTGTTAAAGCTGTCGATCCTCCATTTGTATTGTTAGCTTTAGCGTAAAAACTTATTATGACTTCTTTGCCTACTAAATGTGCGTAGTTTTTATACTCTATTTGTTGACCTGTTTGATTAAAAGCAATACTAGCATCACCCGTATATTTAAATGAGCTTTTAAACCCAGCAATAGTAGAGTCTATTTGCTCTGCATCACCTGCGTTCCCAGCTGATTGGGTTTTCCAACGGTCTGTAACATATTTAGAAGATGCAGCAACAGAAGCTCCTGCGTGTCTCTGGTCTACTTCTTGCGCCCCATTTATTATAATGTTCCTATTCCCTGCTAACTGACCACCATTAAGTGAGGTAACTGTTGCAGCAGCAGGTGTAGTAGCACCTACTGTTCCATTAATATTAATAGATGCTGTACCTGTAAGATTTGTTACTACACCACTTGCAGGTGTACCTAATGCAGGAGTTACAAAAGTAGGGCTAGTAGCTGTTAACGTATTAGTAATAGCTACATTATCATTAGTATCCACACTTAGATAAGTATTGCCGTTATTCTTTAGCGTGGTAGTAGTGCTTGTGGTCTCTATGCTAGATGCCATTAGATACTTGCTCCTTTAAGCTGCTTAAGAGTTTTCATACCATCCACTTGATTAGTAATATCTCGAAGCCTATTCTTCTCTTTGACAATAGCTGAAGTATCTTCAGATGTTTCTAACGCTCTATTAAATAGGATGTCTTGAGCATCAAGTAAAGGTTTGCGTTCCTCACGGAGTCTATCTTTAGTAATAACTTTAGCCTTATTAATGTCTATTGTTATTCCCATATCCATGCTCCTCTAAAAGTTCTATCTGAAGGTACATCTGCATCTTTTACTATTTCAAATTCAGCACCTTCTGGTACATCTTTAGCAGCAAGTTCTTCAATGGTGTGATCTTGTAGATATTCTGGAGAAGGGATAAGAACTGCTACTCCACCTTCTTCTGTTTTATATATTATTCTCATGGTTGTCCTTTTAGCGGATGATAACTACGTGGTTAAAATCACTATCTTGAGGTTGAGATGGGTTAGTGCTGTTAGCTGTTCTAAATCTAGTTGACCCCGTAGTCAATACTGAAGAACCAGAACCGAAAATATGATTATAGTAAGTACTTTGTGTACCTACTGTACTTCCACAAATAGAGTAATTTGCATCCACCATAGCAACAGTAAAGTTCATCGAATAATCACCCACACCATTATCCGAGATACTACTAACATTCCCACTAGCCCTAATAGCAACAGTACCCGTACCATTGAAGTTAACCCAAGCTCTGCATCCATAAGCTGTAGCAGCAGAGCCATACCCTGAGTTGAACTTTAAGTTACCTGCGTTGTCAATACGCATACGCTCAGTTGGTACGCCTGTAGTTCCTCCGCCATTAGTAGTAGTTGAGAATGTTAGCTCCCCACCCGAGCTTCCTGAATCCACCCCAGAAATAAGGGCTGCCCCCTTGTTTGCATCCCAATAACTATTTGTAAACAGTAATGCACCTGCTCCGCCTACCGCACCTGCTCCCAGAGAGCGACCACCACTAAGGATAGCTTGATTAACGGCTGTTGCGCCATCTCCTGAAGCAACATTTATTTTAGCAGCAGGAGCAGTAGTACCTATACCAACCTGACCATTAGCTAATACTGTAACCTTAGTAGCACTAGTACCACCAGTAGTTGTCTTGAGTTCTAACTTACCCTCACCAGAACTTACCTCTGTGCCTGTAACTGTGGCTACAACAGGAGTCTGAGCGCAGCCAAAGTCTAAGCTATCTGATCCCCCATTTGGGGTTGTAATTTTAATTGTCATTTATTTGTTTCCTTTTGGATACTTAGCTTTAATAGCTTTAATAGTCGCAGCCATCTCAGTAGGAAATACCCCTGCATGATACAAAGCATCTAATTGATCTCCAATTGGAGGGTATTCTCTTGTCCGTAGTTCTTGATAAGCATTAGGGTCTACCCAAGCATCAACTAATTTTTGATCTACTTTTATAACTTTTTCATTAGCATCAGTAGCTATGACACTTTCATCTTCTTGGTATCTAACCGTAACTACATTTGGGTAGCACGATCGAATCGCTATATCATTCATCATCCTGCTATCTCCATTAATGTTATTGTTGATCTAGTAGCTCCTTGTTGCACATGAGCAGTCACACTATTAAATGCGTAAAATTGAGTTTTATATGTTGTTGCAGATGTAGTGGAGGGTGAATCCAAATAATTTGATCCAACTCCCGCAGGTCTAGCTGCGCTAGTAGTGCCATCATAAACATCATTACTACAAAGCATGACTAGGCTAGTAGTGCCTCTTAAAAGTTTAAGATACAGTCCACCATTACCTGCTGATTTTGCAAGACCAACTTGGTCAACAAGTACTAATATTTTACTTGATGTTGAGCTAGGTGTGATTGTTGCTGTTAAACCTGTATCAATCCAAGTTCCGCCAGATGTTGAGACCTGAGTGTTTTGATTTGCATTAACAACCTGTAGCACCTTACCACCACCACCAGTCCCACCAGTGCCACCACTCGCAACGGGTAGTGGGGTACTTAAAGTTACCGTACCTGCTGTTGATAGTAGTAATCTATTTACACCTGCGGTTTCATCACGAATAACAAATGCTTGACCTTGATCTGTTCTAATCTGCGCAGAGTAATCCTGTTGTGAGTTTTTCACTTTAAGCGTAGCGTAGCTATTGCCTGTGCTAATAGCTTCAACTGCGGTGTTTCCTGCGTGGGTTGTTTTGATGTCACCAGAGGCGGTTATCGCAGCAGCATTTACCGTACCTGTAAGAGTAGGAGAAGCACTAAGTACTACATTGCCTGATCCAGTAGAGGCTGTAGCTCCTGTACCACCTTCCGCTACTGGGAGGGCTGTTTCAAATTCTGCACTAGCTGAACCATCTATTATTGTTGTCATATATTATCCTTAGAGTATCAGCCAGCGTGAGCCAGTTGCTACGGTTACTGTCTGTCCTGTTGCAACACTAACTGGTCCTACGCTCATTGCATTACTACCACTTGGAACCGAGTAGCTTGCAGCGACAGTAGCACTATTGACTACTAGACCATTTGAAGCGATAACCTCTGAGCCTGATACTGCACCAGTTGTCGTTAAACTTGTTCCTGTAGCTGCGCCAAGGACTGGGCTGACCAAAGTTGGCGAGGTATTTAGTACATTGCTGCCAGAGCCAGTAGATGCTGTTACACCTGTTCCGCCCTTTGCTACTGGTAGCGTTCCTGTCAGTTTAGCAACTGCAATTGCTCCATCAGCGATAGCCGTGGAATTGCCACTTGAAGTTACTATCCCAGTTAGATTGGCATTGGTCGTTACTGTAGCTGCATTACCTGTAATATTAGTTTGATCGCCTGTATTAGAGCCTGAAGTAGTACCAGACCCAGTTACTGTGCCATTGGCTGTAGCCGCTGTAGCGATTCCATTTAGTTTGGTTATCTGTGTTGAGGTAGCGTAACCATTAACAGATGCTGTTGCCGCTGCCATTGATATAGCAGGAGTAGCTCCGCCACTTGATACGACTGGCGCTGTTCCTGTAACCGAGGTTACTTCACTACCTGTGAGTGCGTTAATCTTTACTTTATCTGCCGCTGATAGAGAGCCTGGTGCGCTAGTAGTTGCAGCACTTATGCTAATAGCCGGAGTATTACCACATGATGAGACTATTGGGGCGCTACCACTTACCCCGGTGACACCTGCATTATCTCCAGTGTTAGTACCGCTAGTATTTCCAATTACAGTTAAGTTAGCATCGGTTACGTACCGCTTATTAGCTGAATCAGCTATGTTTGCTGTAGTAAGTGTTACCGCGCCCGTTAAGCTATTAACGGATAAAACAGTATCTGTTGGTGTTAGTAGTTCGGACCAGTTACCAAAGGTAGAAGCAGGATCAGTTTTTAATATATAAGACTTACTCTCATCAGTTCTTATACATATATCGCCCACTTCAGCAGTAAGCCCAGTCTGCGCTGATTGACTTGATACCACAAAGGTATCGGTAATCGCTAAAGCTGGTAGCTGTGCTGTTGGCACTTTGCTATCTGAACCGAGGCTTGCATATCCACTTGCAGCGCCCTTGTTAGCGGAGTTTTCTTTTAGGTTTAATGCGGTTAATTGGGCAGAGCTTACTGGCTTGGCTGAATCAGCAGTATTATCTACGTTTGATAAGCCAACATCAGCTTTAGCAAGCCCAGAAGGACTATTGATTACTGGAGATGTTAATGTCTTATTGGTTAAGGTAGCAGTTGCAGCCCGTTCTGTTGCATTGCTCGTATTATCGACATTACCTAACGATACCTGTGTCTTAGTAACTGAATGCGGATTAGCCGTGGAGGCTATATGTGCCGCTGTGACTATGTCATCGTCATAAAGCTCTGTAAAGTTATCATTAGTTTTAATTGCCCCTTCACGGACCGTATCGCCTGTTCCGTCATCAGGTGCTGATCCAACATTTAAGACTTGCTTTGCCATTTGTTATTCCTAATCTATAGTGATTTCAGTCTCTGTTCCGTCAGCAGCCACCCTTATTGCGCCAATCAATCGACCAGACTCATCCTTGATCTGCCGAAGTTCTACTGGCTTCATCCCGGCTACTTGTTGAGCAAGTTGAGTTATAGCTCCAATTACTGCTGAATGTGGAGGGTTATCTACAGCATCAATCTTGGCTAGTTCTGTGCCTCTCCTGTAAACTTCCTTTTCTCTTTGCACATTAGCATCGACTTTTAGCTTTTCTAGTTGAACGGCTGTCTTGGCCTCTTCTGTTCTTATAGCAGCCTGGACCTTTGCATTCTCCATCGCCATTTGATGCTGTAACTTCATCTTGTCTAGCTCCATAGACTGCTGGGCGCTTACCTTCTTAAGTTCTAGCTCTGCCTTTGCATTAACTTCCTTTGGATCAGGCTGTGGAGGCGGCATCTTGCCATCCTCTGGCTCTATAAAGAATTGTGATACGTCTTTATATCCCATCGCCTCAACTCCTCGCCGTAGCGTGTTATACATCGTCTTCCTATCAGCTAGTCCTAGCGACACCACCTTCTCTTGTGCCATGCCAAGCATCTGCATCTGTTGAATTTGTTGCTGACGATCACCTGTACCTAGTCCAACACTCACAGCCATATCTGTCCTGGTGCGCCATTGTCTAGGATCAACATTAATCCATTTGTTTCGCAGCCTGAATACCTCTTCCTTGACCGAGTTACGTTTAATAAGGCCATGCAACCCTAACATTAGGTCCTTAACTCCTGTCTCTGCGAATGTACGAGCCATTAGCTCCATCCTCTGTGCGGCAGCTTCCATTATCTTGCTGACACCAGTAGCAGTCTTATTTAAGCTATTTGCATCCATGCCGGATGAGTATCTAGTAAAGCCAGTACGATTCTCTTTGACACTATCTGCGTATTCAATCATAGGCTGCAACGCTGATAAGATACTTGTGGGAGCCGCTGGCATAGCATGACCGTGTGCGGTATCTGAATCCACCCGGACTATTCCGCCCAATGGATTAGAAAGCATATCGTCTAGGTCAACCTTGTTAGATACGAACACCCGGTTACTATTAATGCTGTAGACATTATCAAGAGCCTGTCTCCACAAGGATGTCTTGAGGTCTTGAATAGGAGCCACTACATCAGCAGAAGCCACCCCAGCGAATTTATGTGGCATAACATGACAATGAATAATTGAATACGGTATCTCTTCAACCTCTTCAATCTCAAGTATGTTATCTCCAACCCTTGTGATCCTTACTAACTCTGTAATTCCATCACTATTAAGATCGTAGAGGCAATGCGATACTTTAAACAATACCATCTTACCAGCAGCATCATCGGTATGGACACCAGGCTTTTGGCGGTAGCTATCGTGCCTATTTTGTCGCTCTGAGAATGTTGAAAAATCCTCTGCATCATCATCTATATCGTCAGGGATATTAAAGCCCATCTCTCTAATGTCCGAGATTGACTTGTACACTTCACGCTGAACGAATGTTGCATCCTTAATATTTTGTGTTGCCAGGTCGCTGTTGAACAAGAACTCTTCAGGCGGTATGTTGTATATCTTAGCTTCGCCTTTTGACTTCCTAACCCGGACAGTTACATCATGTGCCATTGGTGTTTCTTGTGGCATCTGTTGTGGATTAGCTGGATCAGGCTGCTGCTGTTGTGGCTGCGTTCTCATTGTGAATTCATCTGGGTAGCTAGTCTGCTCCTCTATCTCTACACCCTCATTCTGGACCAACATAGCTAACTCTTCATCTGTTAGCCCGGTGTATTTCTCGACCGAGGTTGTATTATTCTCCTCCCAGAGATATTCCACGATTCCGTACTTGTTCATTAACGCATCCATGAACCAGTTGTAGAACAACATATAACCATTATTCTTTTGGCTAACCACAAAGTTTAAGTAGTCTGTTTCTTGCTCGGCAGCCTGTTCATCTTCTGCGGCTACTGGTTGAAACTGACAGTAATCGTCAGTACTTGTAAATGGTTTAAGTAAAGAAGGCAGCATCCCATTAACAGCATCCCACACATCTGTACTAATCACCTGGCTACGATTCTCTTCCTCTGTGCCATTCTTGCGGCCAAGCAAGTAATTTAGATTACGTTCACGGTCCGGCTGCAGCTCTTGCTGCTGATATTCTCTAGCAGAGTCTTCCTCTGCCCTAAGATAACTTGTGATATCGTCAGAAGACTTCTTCTCTGCGTAATTATTATCGTTCATATTATGTGCCTTGTACTTAAATGGAGCGGTTTGCGCTTACCTGGTTCTAGTTCATGTGCTACAGCCAAAAGCCCGAAACTGTCCGCAAAATGACTTGAAAAATCGTGACAAGGTCCGAGGCCTACGTCTCTCTGCTCATGTCTCTTTTCATGGTAGAAACCCAGAGCATCCCGTAATGGTTCTGTTGTAGACTCATTGAATCTTATGGATGGAAATAACCTACGGGTTTGCTCGATACGAGCCATTGCAGCGCCCTTGCCTTGATTAGGCACAACAGTAACTTTATACCCAGCATCCTTCATAGCTGATTGATATGAAACGTCGTACACGCGGTCGTACGTAGCTCCATCGTGAGGCAGCCATATCTGGGCGCGGTCTGGACCATAGTTCTTGGACCGTAGCCAAGATAAATGCGTAGCCAATGGCTGACCTTGAGATTCATAACAATTCAGTATTCTTATCTCGGCCCCTACAAATTGTGCAACTACCATTGTGAAGGCATCTGCATTTGCACCTGTACCCCCGATATCACAATAGATTCTGTGACTAAGCAATGGATCGGCTGCCACGAATCCTATCCTGCCCTCTTCCTTTGCCTGAGTGAGTGAGGCCGCATAGTAAGCGCCTGTCATTGTCGAAACAAAGGCTCCGTTCCAAACGTATTCATAAGATTCCGGGCGTTCTAATTTGTCCTTGAGCCTTGCTCTATCTAATATATCTGGGAACCACGGATTATCTTTATAGTTTAATTCAACACATTTGGTTAATGGGTCTTTACTATCTCTGAATCGTTTATTAGTTGCTGATCCTTTCCTCTCAGGGTTCCATGTTACCCACAGCTCTGATTCTCCTTCCACTCTTAGGGTAGGGATAAGGACTTCCCATGCGTGTTCCGTGATATGCTCGGCCTCATCACACCAGGCTAATAATAGTCGACTTTTAGATTTAAGGCTATTCACGGACCGATCAAGCCCGGCGAATTTGTACTCTACCAGCCCATCAAACTTTTCGCTGTCAGTCTTAATGGTGCGCTCAGTAATGATGAAAGACTCCCGTAAGAACTGTTCTTCATTGATAGCTGTCTTTACTTCCTCTAAACTGGACTCATCTAGACTATTCATATACTGCCTGCCGCACAGGATTGACCCGGACACTCCTGCTTTAGCCCACATAATCGCCCGGACTGCTGACATCTTGGCGAAGCTCCTTGTCTTTCCTGATCCACGACCGCCGTATGCAGCTCTAACAAACGCTTTACCACTAAAAACATCTAGTAGTTTAGGCGGCAGCGCTACCTTAACTTTTGACACCAGCCACCAATTCTATGACGGAAACTTTAACATCGCCATCCACTTGCTGAGTAACCTCAGTAGCTGACAAATCGGGCAAAGTTTTATTCAGTAAGATACTGATAGCCCTCAATTTTCCAGGGCTAACTTCCTCCAAATCTCCTAAAGCATAGCTTTCTAACCTA